TCAGCGAGCTTGACCCCGAGACGTCTGTTGAGACAGACAACATCGAGCGACAACTGCGACGCGCGGGCGTCGACATCGTTGGCGCTTCGCCGGCGGTCGTCACACTCTCTCTGTTCATTGAAACACCTGCAACAAGCATCGATGGCGTGCTTCGACCGTTGCCGTCTGCACTTCCTGTGCTCGAGGCAGGCTCCGTCTGCACCGCTGAGAATGGCGTTGACTTCGAGCTCGTGCAAGACGTGGACTACACCAAGGTGGATTCGGACGGCGCACTGACAACCGAGTACCAGGTTGGCGAGACGGACGCTAACGGCGTCCCGATCACGTTCATCCTGCGTGGCGAAGCCCTCGCGATATCTGGGTTCTCAACGGCCGAATCTTACACGTTCAACGGTTTCGTGCCGTTTCGACGGATCACGCTCAGCAACCCCAACGTGACATCCATCGCAGCTGTGACTGACACGCTTGGAAACATCTACCACGGCGTCAACAATCTTGCAGAGGACATGATCTACAAGGCGTTCACGAACGCAGGATACGACGTCAACAAGGTGCCAATGGTTATGCAGCTGATGCCGGCTCCTTACCGGTACACGACTCGTGTGTCGCTTGACGATCGTGGAACAACGTTGGTCTTCGGCGGTGGTTCGGCTGACACACTTGAGGATGACGCCGTCCCCGATCCGTCGCAGTTCGCGCTTCCTCTCTACGGGAAGACAACGTTCGCACGCACGACGCTCAACCCGCAGAAGCTGCTGGACACCAAGACGTTAGGCGTCAGTGGGACAGACACTGTCGCGACGGTGTCCTACCGTTACGGCGGCGGCTCCACTCACAACGTGGAACCCAACACGATCCGCGTGGTCAGCTCGCTGGTTCTACGTTTCCCAGTCACACCGTCAGCCGCGATCGCGGCGGCCGTGCGTGGCTCTGTGACCGTTAGGAACAGGAGGAAGGCCATCGGTGGCTTAGACGCTCCGACGCCTGATGAGCTCAAGGAGCTTGTGCCGCTCGTTCGAAGCGCGCAGTCGCGCATCGTTACCAAGCCTGACTTGATCTCGCGCGTGTACACGATGCCGTCTGACTTCGGACGTGTGTTTCGGTCTGCCGCGCGTGCAACCCCTAACAACCCGCTTTCAACGCAGCTCTACGTCATCTGCAAGGATGCTGACGATCGACTTGACTTCGCGACCGACGCGCTCAAGGACAACCTTCGCACTTACCTCAACGGTTACCGTTTGATCTCGGATGCGATCGACATCGTTGACGCACGCATCGTGAACATCAAGGTCACGTACGAAGTGACCGTGGATCTAGCCATGAACAAGAAGACGGTGTTGCAGCTGGTGAACACCAAACTTCGCACGTTCTTCAAGACAAGCAACTTCCACATCGATCAGCCAATCGTTCTGTCTGACATTGACAACCTCATCTACAACACGAACGGAGTTGTCTCGGTGAACACGGTCAAACTTGAGAACCTCACGAACCTGGTCGACGGTCGTGAGTACAGCGAGATCTACCACGATCTCCAAAACTTCACGCATCGTGGTGTGATCATTCCGCCTCCTGGAGGCATCTACGAACTGAAATTTCCTGACGACGATATCCTTGGAAAGGCAGTCTGATGTATCGTGCGATCAAGGCAGACAAGGATGCGTACATCACTGATCGCATCATTAAAGGTGTAGCGAAGACGAACGCGAACACCGGTGAGGCTGGAACACTTGACCTTTACAAGTTGTACGGGTTGAACAAATCGGGTTCCAACGCCGTGTGCGAGCTCACACGATTGCTTGTTCATTTCGATCTCACCAGTCTGCGAGCTGATTACGTCGCTGGCTTGCTTGACATCACATCGCCCACGTTCAGTTGCGCACTAAGGCTTCACGACGTGTACGGTGGGCAGACGACGCCACGCAACTACACGATCAAAGTGTACCCGCTCTCTCGTTCGTGGGACGAAGGTCGCGGTCGAGACGTCGTGTTCTATCAAGACGAAGACGTCGTCAACTTCCTCACCGCTTCGTACACGACCGCAGGTGGACCTAGCGTTTGGTTCGCCTCGGGTGCTAACGCGTCTGGTTTGCTCGGGTCTGCGAACATCGACATCATTTCAAGTGGGAGCCTTGGATCCGGCCTTGTTGACCTCTTCTCAACAGCAAGCTTTGTGGACGGAACCGAAGATCTCTCAGTAGACGTCACACGCATCGTGTCTGCGACCCTCGCAGGGCAGATGCCCGACTATGGGTACCGAGTATCCTTCACGGAATCGCAAGAGGGTGACACACGCACCCGCTTCGTCAAACGTTTTGCCTCGCGTCAAGCGATAGACAACAACAAACGCCCTCAGCTCATCGTGCGTTACGACGATTCAAAAGTCAGTCACCAGTCTGCGTTCTACTTCGATGAACCAGGCACAATCTTCATGCGCAAGTACGCGCGAGGAACACCGACCAACGTTGTCTCTGGATCGTCGTTGACGCCCATCACGGGAACGAACTGCATGATGCTCAAGTTGTGGACGTACTACTCGTCATCCACGGGTTACCAGCAGTACTCGCAGTCGGTGACCGCTTCGCAGTTCCTTGTTGGATCTGTCTACACACCCGGGTTGTACTCCGCAACGTTCACGGTGAAATCCAGTGAACCTAACCTGCGTGACCTCATTCTCAACGCAGCGTTGAGCGCGTCAAACGGGACCAACCACGCGAACCAATTTGTGAAATTCAAACAGGAGTGGGGTTCTCTAGATGGCACGGTTGCGTACTACAGCGGATCGCTGTGTGTTCGCTTGCCAGACACAACGCTTGGCCCATTCCGCTCGCGTCACTACCAAGTGAACGTGCCGAACACAGCGGTTGAGTACTCCCCAACAGACAAGATTCGGTTCCGTTGCTTCGTTTTTGACAGGTTGAACCCGGCGTACACGTACGTGCGCGTTCCACAAGAGGAACCCAGCCTCATACTGGAGGCGTACTACTCCGTTCGTGACTCGATCAGCGACGAGGTGATCATACCGTTCGACACAACTTGCACAAGGATGAGCTCAGACAGCAACTACCTCCACTTCGATGTTTGGATGGAGTCGCTTGTTCCTGGACGTTCTTACGTGCTTGATGTCAAGATCGTTGACGGAGGTCAAGAAGAGATCTTCTACGACGCGTCGCCAGCGTTCCGCTTGGCACTCGTTTGATGTAAAGAGCCTACGTTAACCAGAGACATAGATGTTTCGACGACCCAACACCCCCACACGTTTCAGTGTAGCTGACCTCGCCGACGTTGGGCGTGGATCCTCGCGCACAGTCACGTTCAAGGGTTCTGACAACATCGACAGCAACTACCTGTCTTCGGCGTCGTTCGCCTACGATCCTTACGAGTCTGGGCTCAAATCAACGCAACAGCTGAAGGTTGATTGGTCGAAGTTTGAGAACCACACCTTCTTCAACTCGGCGCAAGCCAAGGTCAACGTCTCGTTCGATCGCATCATCAACGGTTACCCGTTCGACGGCTCAAAGAAGGAGCTAGAGAAGTTCTTCGACGTTCTCACAGGGTTTGAGAAGTGGGTGATCGATCAGTTCCCACGCAACGTTGGGTACTTGAACTTCTCGCAATCGTACCTCTCTGTGACCGATCACCAAGGCAGCACGATCCCCGATCTCTCCAAAAACAAGAGCGGTGACACCGTTCTCGATCCAAAAAACAGCCCTTACACAGTTGAGTTCTACCTCTACATGCCGCCGGAAGAGGCTGGTTCGCAGGTCATCCTTCAAAAGAAGCATGTTGTTGGAAACGTCGGGTTCTGCGCTTACATCAAGAGCGGTTCGTCTGCGTCGGTCGCCGAGGTTGCCTGGAGCATGTTCTCGGGTTCACACTGCCTTGTGGCTTCAGCCAGCGTGGATCGTGGCACTTTCGTTCACATCGCCGGTGTGTACGATCGTGAGGATTCCGCGACACTCAAACTGTTTGTGAACGGTGACCTGTCGAACGTGTCTTCAAACAGTTACGTCTTCGACAGCGTTTTGACAAACAACGCGTCGCTGCTCATCGGATCTGGATCAGATTTCACACTTGGAGCGACGACGATCACCCCAGACAAGACGCTTAGTGGTTCTCTTGATGAACTACGCGTGTTCACGCTTGCACGACACGCAGAGCAGATCGCAAAGCATCGTTCACGTAACATCTTTGCGCAAGATGGCCTGGCTTTGTACTACAAGTTCAACGAACCAACCGGCTCGTTGAGCGATGACGTGACGTCAAGCACAAACACGATCGTGCTAGACAGCTCGGGGAACGGCCTCCATTCGTACATCGTGGGGTTTGATTTCGCGCTTCGCTCAACGGGGAGCATCGCCGCGCCTGTCGCGAACGAACGCGCCGATCTCAACCCTGTGATCTTCCCAGGATTTGCCGACGTCCAGACGCTCAACGTTGACCTGCTTATGAGCGCGAGCTTGTACGATCAGGACAACCCCAACCTCATCACACGCCTCGTCCCAAAGCATTACCTCACAGACGGTCAAGACTACCAAGGATTGACGAGCGAAGAAGGATCCGTTGGCGAATCGTACGAAGGCAACTCCATCCCAGGATCTGGCGTGCTTGGTTCAACGCAGTTGCTGCTGGCGTTGCTCTACACGTGGGCGAAATATTTCGACGAGCTGAAGCTGTTCGTTGACTCGTTCGCGAAGCTGCACTACGTGGACTACGACGAGTTCGACACGTCACCCGACGTCTTCTTGCCACTCGCTTTGCGTGAGTTCGGCATCAAGATGCCAAACCTGTTCTCAGACAGCGCGTTCGCGCAGTACAAGGACGGCGACGATGTCGAGGCTTCGTACTCGTTCAACGAAACATCGCTGTACAGCGTGCAGAACCAGATCATGAGACGTGTGCTCACCAACATGGGCGAGATCGTCCGATCTAAAGGCACACTACACAGCATCGAGACGTTCTTTCGCTCCATCGGCATCGATCCCAACAACTCCTTCAAGATCAAGGAGCGTGGCGGCCCAACACGTCGAGACCTGTCGTCTGCCCGTGAGAAACACATGAGCCCGATGCTGTTCCTTGGGTTCGCGAGCGGATCCGCGATCGTGTCTCCACACCTCAGTGGGTCTCGTGTGGAGGTTGGCCAGCCGACCGTGAGCGGCACATTCGTTCAACAAGCATCACACCCACCTCACGGCGTGTCCAATGGCGTTAGCGATGGCCTCTGGACCTCAGGATCGTGGACGCACGAAGGCTTGTACCGTTGGCCTGCCACGCGAACAGGACCCAAGCCAAACACGCAGAGCATCGCTCGCATGTACGTGACCGGCACGGCAACCGAGAACCTGGTGCTCAACCTGCTCGCGGTGTCTGGCAGCAACCCGAAGCTCGTGTTGTACGCTAGGCCCGGCAACGGCGCGACGCTCGCCAACTCTCCGCTGCTCGCGCTCACAGCGAGCGTTGACGTCTTCGACGGCGACCCGTGGTACATCTCGTTCGGCAGGGTTCGCTCCGATCTCACAGGGTCAAACTCGGTGTCATCGTCGTACTTCATCAACGCTGTCAAGCAGAACTTCGGCGACGTGATACAGGAGGTCACGGCATCGACGACGTTCATGGAGTACGTCGTCGGCGAGTCCAGCGTTTGGGAGAACATCACGCTGACGAACTACAGCGGCGCTTACGTGCGCATCGGATCGTCGTCGGTGGACACGGCTGGATCCTCTTACCTTCAACCGTTGGCGACAGACGACGTGCGTGAGACGCGCTTCGACGGCCAAGTGGCGTACCTCCGCTTCTGGTCAAAGGCGCTTGAACCTGCTGAGTGGCGCGAACACGCACGCAACCCAACGTCCGCTGGCGTGAAGAACCCACACGTCAACTACAACTTCAGCTCGCACCTGACGGGCGCGTGGGAACGCCTGAGGTACGACGTCACGATGCAGCAGCAGACGGTCAACGCAGACGGATCTGGCAACATCTCGTTGTTCGACTACTCGCAGAACTCGCTTCACTGCGTCGGCACAGGGTTCCCGGCATCCACACGCGTGGTGACGCCTGTCGTGCATGGGTACAGCTACATCTCGCCAAACATCGACGAGGCGGTCACGTCCGAGAAGGTACGTGTTCGCAGCTACGACGACGTTGAGAAGGTGAAACGCACCCCGTGGGCGTCGTCGACCCCTGTCTACGAGGTCCCCAAGAACGAGGAGCCGCAGGACGACCCTAGGCTCTCCATCGAGTTCTCGCTGGTGGACGCGCTCAACCGCGACATGATCACGATGTTCGCGACGCTCGACGAGCTCGATACAGCGCTCGGTGCTCCGGAGAACGACTTCTCGTCAAACTACCCCAACCTTGAGCATCTCAAAGAGGTGTACTTCAACCGACTCACCGGCAAGATGAACTTCCGCGCGTTCTTCGACTTCTACCGTTGGTTCGACTCGAGCGTGGCGTACTTCGTCGAGCACCTTGTTCCTCGCAAGACCGTCTACTACGGCACGAACTTCGTCATCGAGTCTCACATGCTGGAACGTCACAAGAAGCAGTACTTCCACTACGACATGTACTTGAGGGAATCTGACAAGCCGCGCATCCAAGATCGCATCCTTTTGCAGCAAGTTGCTGGCGTGCTACGAAAATTCTGATGATTTTCTTCGTTTACATTGATTGGACACTTGAAGATATGCCTCGAGCCTTCTACGTCAGCAAAGCGGGTTTGGGTCGTAAACATACTGACGCAGCAATTCAGAAGATGAAAACTCACAAATTCTCTGACGAACATCGGCGTCGACTCAGCGAAGCAGCCAAACAAAGAAAGTATGATTGATGGCGCGATCTATCAAACCGTTTGACGATTCGCAGGAGAAAGATCGGCGCAGATCTTCCACAAACTCAAGCACAGACACGTCGCCGGTCGACGCGTTCCGTCAGGGTGTGGAGCTCACCAGAACAGTCCATTACGCCAACGGGATCGCCAAGATCCACAGCGGTTACAACGGGCAATCAGGCAACCATGAGGTGCCGCAGTTCGTGCTTGGGCAAGATCGCCCGTCACACCGCGATGAGAACTCCTTTCTTGAGGGGATCAGACTTGATCCACTCACACGTTTCGAGGATGGATACTCGACAGCGGTATCAGTCGTGAGCCTTGAGAACACCATCCAAACTGAGGGTGTCGAGGAT